AGGCTTCCGCCGCCGATGGAGCTGATCCCAACGAGAACGGCCAGGGCCGCTGACATCATGACCAGACCCTTGAGGTAGTCGCCCCATGGCATGGATGCGAAGCTCTCAATATCGCTGGCGATGAGTTTAAGCGTCGCCGCCAGGACAAGGATCGTTAGAGCCCCGACAAGAGACTTGCCGCCGGAGAGCTTGTCACTTCCGAGCCTTTCGACAGTGAACGTCAAGGACGCCAGGCAAATGTCCATAGCGATGATGCCCTTGATCGTGTCGCCCCAAGACAACTCACCGATCTCGGTTAGGACTTTCGCAATTTGTCGCATGGTAAATGCCAGCGCAAGGAATGCGAATGCCGAGGCCTTCTTGATCTTGACCGTGCCCATCTGGGACATCATGGTCATCATCTTCATGATAAGACCAAGTGCCAGAACACCCTGTGTCAGGTCCGACAGACTCATCTCACCAAGCGGCTTGACCGCATAGGCAAGGAGCATAACACCGATGCCCAGCGGAATCGCCGTAAGAGCGAACGCCAGGATATCCTTGTTCTTCTTGGTAGTCGTATCGGCCACCATCATCAGCATCTTTATGACTGCGAAGAGCCCAAGGGTTCCCTTGAGGATATCATCCCAGTCCATGGTGCCGATGTTGTTCAGTGCCTTGCCCAGTAGGAGTGCGACTCCGGCCAATACGACCAGCGCCAGCATTCGCTTAGCGAGCCCCTTCGTGTCCTTGCCTTCACCGGCGCTGGACAGCTCGTCCTCCGCCTTCTTGAGCATGTTGAACATGAAATATAGAGCTGCGCCAGCGGCCACAATCTTGCCTGCCGGGATCTGGGCGACGACCCAGAGCGCAGCGGCCAGAACGAGAACGGCACCAGCGAGAATAAGGACAGTGGTGGCCTTGACCTTGGCGGTCGTAGCCTCCATTGATTCCTTGAACCCGTCGATGACGTCCTTGACACTGCCAAGGATTCCAGCGAAGTTGGATCCTGCTTTGCCCCACTCCTTGAAGGTGTTGATAACATTCCGGGCAATTGCGAGGAATGTAACCAGAGCGCCCGTCTTGAGGATGGCGTCGAATATGCCTCCGTAATCGCCGTTATCGGCCATGTTCTTGAGCTCAGCAAATGCGCCCTTGAACGGCTCGATGAGAGCCTTGGCGGCGATGACGGCGTAGTGGCCAACTGTGGACAGAACCTTGCCGAGGCCGTGAATAAGCTTGACGAAGTTATGCCACCCAGAAGTAGCCTTGTCCTTTAGCTCAAGATTAGCGACGAAGTCCTTGGTGGTGTTCCAGCCGTACTTGACAGACTCGGCGTACTCACCCATGAGCGTCTTGAGGTCGCTGAACGCCTTCTTGAACGGTTGGACGTCGAAGTCGAAGTTCAGAGTCGCCAGATTCTTGAGGACGCCCCAGACACCAGCTCCGAACGACGAAAGAATACCGCCAAGGGATGACAACCAAGCAATATCGGGCCCGTTCTGCATGGCCTCAGCCCACTCGCTGAATTTGGTGGACACCTCATCGTAGAGTGCAGCCAGTCGCTCCATCTTGGGAGTCAACCAGTCGCTGACGACGATGGCCTGCTTGTTGATGCACTCAGTCAACCAGATGATGAAGCTGGTGAGCTTGTCGATTGCCGGAATAAGATGGTCAGCCAGGTGCTGCCCCCAGAAATATGACTTCTTGTAGGCAGACTCAAACAGCTCGACAATCTTGTTCTTAAGCTTGGTGAACTTGGATTCGTTCGCCTCAGCCGTATCGCCGGCTTCCTCGGTGGAGTCACTGGTGATACCAAGCGCCTCACCGACCTCCTGTGCGCTCTCCTTAAGCTCCCGGAAGGGGGCGACGATGGATTCCTTGATGCTGGATCCCGCAGTCTTCAGAGCCTCCCACAGACCGTCCCAGGCCTCCTTGAGGCGCCTGAGACTGGGCGTGATTTCGTCGTGGAACCCCTCGGAGAAGTTGTTCCAGATACGCTTCAGACCGTGGCCTGTCCAGATGAGGGCCTTGATAACATTCTCGGCGACGTTCAGGCTTTCATACCAACTCTGAACGGCCTCGACGCTCTCCAGGAGACTCCAAGACCAACCCGCGGTGTGACCACGAAGGTTGGAAATGATGGCTCCCAATCCCTTGAGCGCTCCGCCAGCAATCCATCCGATCACCTTGGCGAAATCGGTGAGAACCAGTACACCTATTTTGACGATTCGGAAGAATGCCTCGAAGTAGTTACCGATCGACTCGACCGTAGCCTCGCTGGGGACTAACTTAGCCATGAAGTTAGCGAACGCCTCGGACATCGCGTACAGACCCTCGGCGGACGGACCGCTGAAGACCTGCGAGAACGCCTGACCGATGCGCTGCAACGGATCCCACATGGCGTGGAACAGGGAGGCGAGGCCCTCGAGGACCTTCTGTCTACCTCCGAGGTCAGCCCATCCTTGGAGGAGGGCGTTCCTGGCGTTGCCCATCTGAGTGATGACACCGCTCGGACCCGTGAGGAATGCACCGACCTTGGTCCACAGTTCCTTGGCCTGCTCGAAATCGCCAAAGATAATTCGGAATGACTGAGACCAGGATGAGCCGAGCTCCTCACCGATGACACCCATCAACTGCGAGAACGTCTTGATGTCCTGAGCCGCGGACATACCGGTCTTGGCCAGTTCCTGGATCTGAGCGACCTGCTCCTCGGTGTAACCCATGGAGAGAAGCTGCTCGTCGGTGTACTCACCGGCCATCTGCTTCAGCGTCTCCATCATGATCTCCTGGGTCAGCCATCCCTCTTGAAGGGAGAGCCTGAACGACCCGTTCTTGGCGATCATTTCGTCGACGCTCTTGCCATGGACCTTGGCTGTCTGAATCAGCTGGTCCTGGAACTGCTTGGTTGCGATGCCGGCGTTCTCCAGGGACATCCAGTCCTGAAGCTTCACCGTTCCCGCGGCCATGGCCTGCGAAAGCTGGTACATAGCCCTCGAGGTGGACTCGGAGTTGGCACCAGCGACGGCCGCCCAGTTCGCCAGACCCTTAATCGACGCGACAGAGTCGTCCAGCCCAATACCGGCAGCGGTGAACTTACCGATGTTGGACGTCATCTCACCGAAGTTATAGATAGTCTGGTCCGCGTAGGTGTTCAGCTGGTCCAGAGCCGCGTTAACCGTCTGGATCGTCTCGCCCTTCTGGGCAGTGTTGGCGAGAATGGTCTGAACGGAGTTGAGCTGGAGCTCGTACTCCTTCATGCCGTCGATAAGGGGCTGAACCGTGAAGCTCGAGAGCATCGAGGAGCCGACTTCTGCGATCTTCCCACCGATGCTGGCGAGTGCGCCGAAGGCAATCGACTGGAGAGCCGAGAATTTGCTCGTAGTCTCGGCAATGCCCGCCTGGGCCTCCGAGAAATTAAGGTTCTTGGCGGCTGCCGAGACCTGATTGATCCCCTCGACCCCGCCGCGAAATGCCAATCCCTCCTCGAGCTTCTTGACTCCGTTAAGAGAGTCCTGAACCCCGTTCATGAATTGGCCGTTGTTGAACTTAAGAGCGACTACCCGCTCCTCGATTGACGCCACTAGCCTCTCACCGCGCTTTCAAGCTGCTTGACGATGCTGTCGAATATAGGCCTGAGCGCCGGATTTATATAATCCACGCCCTGGACATAGCCACCGGTCCTGGTGCCATGCCCGTATTGCAATATGACTGCGATCGGGACACCCTGCTCCACGTGGGAGTTGTTCCAGACCAGCGAGACTCGGTTTCTGCTCCGCTTGATCTCGTAAGACCAGCTGGACGCAGTGTAACCGGACCTGACCGGAGTAGCAGCAGCTAGCGCAGCCACCCCGGCCTGTCCGCAGTCGTCGAGGAAATCGAAGAAGCGGCCCTCTTTGAGTCTCTCGAGCCACTTCCCCGTGTCCATCCTCGAATCCATCTCCAGCGTGAACGCCGGACTCATGCGGCCCTCTCACAGGCGGCCGCGATACCTGACACGATGGCACCCATCGCTCCTCGAGACCATCCCGTCTTGAGCTGGTCGGCGTCGGCGGGAATATGCGCAACTGTCGGAAGACCCGAGGCCTTCAGGGCATCCCATGTGGTCTGGGGAGCATTGAACTCCATGGACAGAATATCGCAGGCCTTCCCCGCGAGGAAGTTCGGATACCATTCCTTGGCGGTGTCTGAGGTATATGCATACCCCCAGGTCTTGAACCCGCGCGCTCGCATCCCGTCGAATGCCCACTTGGAGTCTCCGTAGGACTTGAGTATGACCTTCTGCTCCATGCCCTTGAACATATCACAAACGGCCTCCCACTCAGGCAGTTTGTACTTCGGATCGAAGACGATGACATGACTCTTGGAATACGTGTCCATCAACCAATCGATCGTCGCTGGCATGTACTGGGTCTTCGACGCCTCCGCCTTGATCTCGGCCCAGGTATACTCGTCAGCGTTCTTGGTCAGAGCCGGGACAAGACGCGACAAGCTCTTGTCGTGACATCCGAACCAGACGCCGTCCTTGCTCCGTGCGGCGGAGAACTCCAGCGCGTGCGCGTGGTAGTCGACCGCCTGGGTGTATCCGATCTCCGTGTGCTCGGGCCAGGACTGGGATCCTCCACGGTGCCCCACGATGAAATGCGGAATCGTGAGGAGTTCCGCAATCGTCTTGGCGCCCTCGGGAATTGCTCGCATCGTGACTGTCGGAGTCTCCCGAGTACCGTCCCACACGTTAACGCCGATCCTCGATCCGTCGGCGAGAGTCGAATCGAGCGAATCGTTCTGTTCCTGAAGCCGGACGTCGACGCCGAAGAGAGTTCTTACACCGGTGTTGCTTGGGGGAACGTACGCCGACTGAGCGTATCCAACGACAATCGAAGACCAGGGCATCTTCGTGTCCTTACCCCAGGCACCATTGGTCAGCGACTCGACGTTGGGCGGGAAAGTCGCTACAGGGGCGGTGTTTACATCATGCTGCACGAAGCCGGTGATCTGAGGAAATGGTCCGTTCTTCCAACCATCAGCACTCTTACCTGGCGTACCCGGGACCAGACTCTTGATCTTGGTTCCATCGAATACCATAAGTACCGCGACATGTCGACCGTTGTGAGCCGGGTCCGGAGACTTCCACACGATGTTCTGTGTATCGGCAGGATCGGCAACCATTTTGACGGCTACAGTACAAGAGCGGATGTCCTCGCCACCGGCGTACTTCCCGGTCCAACCTGCGGGCGTACAATCCCGCATGTGGTTGAGCTGACCACCCACTACGAGTAGCGCCCAGTCTCCAGCAGCCGACGGGACGCTGAGCTTCTCGTCTTGGTTCTTGGAGACTGCGATACCCTTCATGTGGGAAGCCATGATCAGACCTTTCGTACGATGACCGTGTTCGGAGGAGTGCCTGCCGGCACCTGCTCCCCGCGACCAAGGATCAGGACATTCCCGTTACCGCCACCTCCGCCGCCAGCAGGGCGGTTAGTCTTGATGGTAACGTCGACAACGGTGTCCTCGCTCAGAGTTACTGTCTTGGTAGCGGGCCATCCCTGGTCATCCAGGAAGAGACGAGCATTGGTGCTTCGGAAGAACCACACCATGCCGTCGATCTTACCGTTCTCGCCGGCAGTATCGACATAGGTGGGGCCGTCGTCAGGGTCAACCGTCAGTGTGGCGAACGGAGGAATGTCCCCCTTGACGTGACAGTAAGGCACGGCGGCCTCACTTCTTCTCGTCGAGCTTCGTGTTGATCTCGTTGAGAGCCTTCAGGATCTGGTCCTCCTTGTAGGAGACGTCCTTCAGCCAACCAACGATAGGACCGTCGAAACGACGACCGGCGATGCCGGCGCCCGTCTGGTCGGAAACCTCGACGAGGCGGTCCTTGATCTCGGAAAGCAGATCGGTGGCGTATGACACTTCGAGTTCCTCTCCGCCGTCGCTCGTGCCCTGAGACGGACGGCCTTTGTTGTACCAGTAGCGGCATGCATCGGAGAACGGCACGCCGTACGCTTCGTAGGACCCATACATGGTCCCGGAATTGTAGCGAGACCCCACTCGGCGGAGGTCCTCGTAGGAATCACCCTCAGCATCGATAAGGCCCTTGAGGATGGAGCAGCCTACCTCGGCCGACTTCTGCGGATCCCACCAGGCTCGGTCGGGATCGTTGATGAAATACCCGTTGTAGGTGATCTGAAGCGGACCGACTCCGTTCGAGGTACCCCACTCGGATACGATGGGCCAGAAGTAGTTCTTGAAGTTGTGCTCCGTGACCTCACCCCAGCCAGAGCAGGCACCCCCGGCGTCGTGGCCGTAGATGTTGGCACCCTCTTCACCAGTCTCCACCTTGAGGCAGCCGAGAGCGGCCCACCAAGGGCACCCAGTAGCATCAGCGGCGCGAAGAACGGCCTGCTGAATGGAAGTTCCGGAGGATGACTCGGCGTGCGAGGGAGCCGAGCCGCCGTGGTTGTCCCGTCGACGAAGACAGTGGGTCCAGGATGCGGACAGAGTATAGGGATGCTCGTCATACTCCTTGGACCGGACCTCTTGCTCAGTCTGGTCCCCCATCCACCCGTCATCGCTTCCGTCCTCGGCGATCCATGCCTCAGACAGAATTGTCGGATTGAGACCCGTCACAATGGCGACGTGCCCTTTACCACCCGAAGCCGCCTCGGACAGGACAATATCGCCGATCTCGAATCCGCCATCGGGCTCGTTGCCCGTCCATGAATCCGAGATGTCGGCGAAGTTGCGCTGAGCGCACTCCTCCCGCAATGACCCGGTCCAGGTTGACCTGGGGAAGTAGCCGGCTGTGAAGGGCTCCCCCCACTCGTGGTGAGCCGCGAGGTTGTAGCAGCCTGCAACGAGAGCCGAGCAGTCGGCATTGGCGGGCGGATTGATGAGCCAGCCGTCCCAGTCGGACCGATCGTAGAAGGTCCAGCGATCGGGCTGCGAGTAACCGACATCCGCGACGTCGGCGTAGTACCTGGCGCACGATGCTGCGTATTGAGATACAGTCATTTTGACCCTTCCGGATACCACGTTCGGCAGTGCAGGTTCTCCATCTCGTAGAGGTCCTGAAAGTCAGACCCTTCCATGTAGTACGCACCGCACAGTTGCATAAGATCGTAATGTTTGTTCGGTTCTAGCCAAACATAGTGCTCCTCATGAAAGCCCGGAGCCGTGATAAATAGCTTGAACACCGTGGGGGCTTCCAGATACACAACGAATACATCCCGGGCAGTCCGAATTAGATCAGTAGTTAATACGGTCGGTACTGCGCCGTTCTGTTTCTTGCCTGAAGGAATCACGCCAACAATAACGCCAGGCACATATCGACCGGCATCATAGGAGTCGTAAAACATCAGGTTATTGTATATCGTGGCGTGTACCGAATCCGCACGCACTGATGTATCAGCCATTGGAATTCTCGATTGGGGCAGAGACGATAGGGACAATCCTGTCACCCACGGCCTTGATGTATATGACTACTGTGTTGTTGGGGCGAACCTCGATCATGGACCCGTCAATGCTTCCGTCGCTCTTGGGGAACGGGAAGCAACTTCGAGTCTTCACTCGGAACGAGGCGGGTACATCGACAAGTTTACGCTCAACGTTGAGGTCTCCGCTGAACGCGGCTCCTTGCCATCCATCTCCCTTGATTCGGATGTAGATCATTCCCGCCATAACCCGATACTGGTAGGAACCCGCACCTTCGCCGCTAGCAATCTCTTGCCAACCGGTGTCGAACGTGCCGTATCCGGAAGCGGCCCTCGAGTTGAACCACACGACCTTCTCGGGCATCGACTCTTTGAGGTCGATCACCTTCTGGTCCGAGGAACCGTCTTTTCGGACGACCCGCACCAGGGCCTTGGATCCCTCGTAGAAAGGGACGTCCAGCTCGAACTCGGGGTTCGCCCCCAGAGTAATCGAGGCGTCGGTAACTCCGTTAGTCGGGGAGATGTAGACTGTGCTGAACGGACTGGACTCTCCTCGAACTTTACCGTAGAGAAGAGGAGTTACACCAGGCATGTTAACCTCTTGACTTGTACTTGGCCCGTCTCGCCGCGTTCAGAGCCTGATTCTGTCGAAGCGTTGCGGCGGTCGACATCTTCTTGTCGGGTTGGTTCTTGACATTGCACACTCGAATGAGTGTGAGAAGTCGATGAAGGTGCCAGTGCTGGCACTCGAACGGAATCTGGAGAGCGACCATCCAATAATAGACCAGCTCTGACGTGATAACGTTACGAGCAGGGCTCGAACCCTCGGACTCCACGAACGTGGTTGCCGTCATCGAGTCCTCGATGTACTCTCGGATCCGTTTCACATTGTCCATGGACAAGTGTGAGTAGACGACGGGGTCGACGTCATTCAGAGTCATGCATTTGATGTAGTCCAGGACCTGCTCTTCGGTGAGCTTCTCGTTGCCGATGTACGGGATGTGCCATTTGGACTCCCATTTTGACAGAGCGACGAGACTGTGCTCCAGCTCGAGGTCGCCCTCGAATCCGTTGATGAACTCGTTGCGATCCTCGTCGTAGAGCTCATCCCCGACGACGTGAATCGTCAGCATTCGTTCCTCCCTGGAGTCACCACGGACCCCGGAGCGCATCACGGGGTCCGTGGGAGTTGTCAGCCAGCAGCCTTGACTGCGGCGATGACCTCGTCGGGGGTCGGGAGCTTGGCGTCGTTAGCGCCGTCGCCCCAGATCAGCTTCTCGATAGCGGTCATGCCGTTCTTGCCGATGACGCTGGAGTCGAGGGTAACGACACAGGTCGGCTTGTGGTCGGTAACGTTCACCGGGGTGCCCTTGAAGGACCACGAGAAGGTGATCGCCTCAGGGGAGTCGTTGATCGTACCGTAGGACCGCTCCGAGGGGGAGGCGGCCAGACCGTACAGAAGGTGCAGCTTGTAGCCGTAGTTGTTCTTCTGCTGGTCGTTGCCCTTGATGGTGCGGTAAGCCAGCCCGAAGGAGGAGCGCTCCTGCTGACCGATGACGACCTTGTCGACAATAGCCGAGCCGTCACACTGGAGCCACTCGTCTGGGTAGGTGTAGGCCTCGATCTTGCCCTCGAACGTCTCCGCCGAGGTCAGAGAGAGGTACTTGATGTTGTCCGCGTACAGGTCGGTCTGCTCCGCACCAGAAGGGGTCTCAGTCACGTTGGTGAGACCCGACCAGGCGACGCCCTTGCTGTAAGCGCCAGTGGCGGGGTTGACGGGGAAGAGGACCCCACGGTCCACACCAGTCTCATAGAACTTCTTGCCCGTCTCGTCCCATGTGAGGACTGCCATCTATACTCCTTGGTAGATGTTGAACACGTCGTGATGAAGGTTGTGCGAGACGAAGTGCCTCTCGAAGGTGGACATAGGCATGTCGGCCAGGACGTCCAGTACCGGCTCGTCGGGATTCCTGCTGATGAGGGTGACCGAATAACGCGGTGTGTACATCCAATTGGTGTTGTCCCCGAACTTCGAGTCGGCTCGACTCCGTTCGTACACGATGCACGGGTAGGTGAGCTGGACGGACTCCGGGGGTTGGAAGTAGACGTTCCTAGAGCCCAGCGCTTCGACGAGTTTGTTGTGGAACTCAAGGCGTTGGGCCATTGTACACCTCTCCGAGGTTGAGGATGAGACGGGGGCGGCGGACCTCCACGTTTGTGACGACCCAGCGCGCCCCCATCCATCTCACATACTTGATGGCGAAGAAGTTCTCCTCGGCGTAGGAGTCGGCCACGATAGAGATCTCGTTGTTGAGCCGGAGATTCTGGAGAACCTTCGGCTCGCTGTCGTACTGCTTCTGGGAACGATTCACGTCCCCGTAGTACTCCCTCTCCGTGACCTTGTCCTCGAACACGCCGGGAGATGTCTCGACGGCGTGCCCGTATCCTATGCTTCCGAAGAATCTTGCCATTTTGACCGGATCAGGCCGTAGCCTTCTCGATGACGATCGCGGACTTGTACTTCGTCAGCGAGCCCGAGCAACGAGCCTCCAGCAGGTACTTCTGCTGGTTGAAGTCGATGTCGAACTGCTCGAAGAAGGAGGTCTCGCCGCCCTTGTCAGCACCCAGGGTGTAGTCCTGCATGTTGACGATGATGCCGAGCAGGTTCTGGGTCTTGCCAGCGACATCGCGCTTGGCGCCCTCCATGACCTCAACCTCGATGACGTCCGAGACGTTCAGGGCGTTGGCAACGGCCTGCTTGGTCTCGTAGATGTAGCGCTTGTTGATGTCCTTGATCTCGAGCATGTCGCACACGAACGCGTTCGTGGTGAACAGGACCGGCATACCGGAGCCCTTGTAGTACTTCCGGGACCGACGGACGATATCAATGACGTCCTCGGTCTTGGCATCCTTGTCGACGAGAACCTTGTGGGAGAACAGTTCGTCATCCTTCCAGATAGGGCGAATGTTGGTCTCCTTGATCTTGTCGGGGTTGGACACCTCACGACCGTCACCGATCAGGACAGCGCGAGCGAGCTCCTCCTCGAGGGCCAGGCGAAGGTTCTGCTGCATCCAGGCGACGACGTTGAACGTGGTGATGTCGAGGACATCGTCACGGTCAATCTTCGTCTTGTTGTAAACGGTCGTCGGCTCGGTCTTCCGGTTGGCAACCTCGTAGACGACGTCCTTCTTGCGACTGGCCTTGACATAACCCTTGGCCCGCAGGTCGTCAGCGGTCAGGTTGGACCACTGGGTCTTGACGCGGGAGAAGGGGGAGTGCTTGGCGCCCTGGAGAACCTTGGAAACCCAAGAGTTCTCGCGCATGATGCGCTGGGGCTCCGGGTCCAGGTTGGTGGCGTCCGGGAACAGCAGCTCCGGGTTCTTGATACCGTAGTCTGCGGCGTGAGCCAGAACGGCGGTTCGGAGCGTCATGCCAGGCTTACGGGCCTCGGCGAAGATAAGCTCCTCGTCGGCGTGAGAGAGGTGCGGGCCCATGTGGTTACGAGCGTCGCCCTCGAAGATGTTGGAATGCATCAGAGTATCACCCCCGGAGTCGCCGTGCTCGGCGTCCTCATCGTAGTCTTCGTCATAGTCCTCATCGAACTCTTCGTCCTCGTCGAAGTCCTCATCCTCGGCATCAACGTCGCCGCTGATCTCCTCGATAAGGGCTGCAACAGCCAGACGCTGGTCATCGTCGAGGGTCTCGAGGACATCGGCGACCGTGAGGTCGTCCTCGTCGTAAACCTCGTCTTCGTCCATGGATTCTGTGTCCTCCGTTGTTTCTCCGGAATCGTGCGAGAGCGTGAGACCGGAATAAATGACGGCCTCGTCCTCGGACTCGGTCCATGAACCATCCGAGTGCTCCAGAGCAACGTTGTCAATCAAGGCGCCCGGGTTGGCCCCGGACAGGACCATGGAAACCTCGACGATGTTGCCGTGAATAACGTCAGCCCCTCGCTGGTCGAGGCGGTTGGCGTAGATCGAGAGAGCCTTGACGTCGCCGTGCTTCACGAGCTCCTTAGCGTTCTCGGCGCCAGGAGTGTCGTTGAAAGCGCAGTAGGCGTAAACGCCCTCATCCCGATTCTCGAGCAAAGCGTGCCCGAGAACGTTGTCGACGGCGTTGTGCCCATGCTGCCATACAAGCGGCACGCGCTGGCCGTCATTCTCCTTGAACGCATTATGCTTGATAGTGCGTCCGTCGGAGCAGGTCAGGTCGTTCTTAGTGGCCCAGCCACTGAAGTCGAACTTCATCCTTCTCCTCTGACTTGGCTCATCGGCATGCTGAGCACTGACTGAACATCAGAACCACCGGGGCCCGGAATATCCCCCTCGCCGTCCAGGGAGGTATCACCCATCTGAGGGTTGATGTTTGGGTTCTGCAACTGATCCGCCTGCTCGTTCGGGGACGGTGGAAGACCAATCCTCGTACGGGCCTCGTTTGGCGTGATGACCTGGTCCCTGAGCATGGTGTCCAGAGACGTGACGATCTGGCTCGGAGGAACGTTCTTGAACGGGTCGCGGATGTACTGCACGGCCTGACCCTGGGTGCGCGCGGTCTTCGTGAGGAAGGCCTTGCTCATCCCGTCGGCGAGTGCCGAAAGTACGGGCTCCACAGCCCGGTTCCAGTAGTGCGTCCAGACGATCTCCGTCGCAGTGCCCTTGAAGACATCCTCCGAGATACCCAGTCGACTCATGAGCTCAGCGGTGAGGAACTTGATCTGGTCAAGCAGGTTGTTCTCCGCCGGGCGGTTCAGCTGAGTAATCTTCTCAGAACCGTCGGTGTAGGCGATCCCATGTCCGCCCTTGCCGAGCTGGTCCTCGATGGACTGTATGCGGTTCTCTGCCCGCTGGCGCATGGCTTCGGTCTTGACGACGTAGGGGAGCTGAATGATAATGTCCAGCTTTCCGGTGTACGTCTTCTCGTCGGCCAGATCCAGCATGGAGAGCTTGCGGCTCAGTCGCTTGAGGGTCGAGTTCGGCTTGTTCATCACCTCATAGAGAGGATTCTCGATGATGGCGACAGTGCGCTTCGGCAGGATCACCCGCTCCTTGGTAGAGCGAGCCTGGTTGTAGACCTCAACCTCGACCTGCTCGGGGAACCACTGCGTGATTCGCCCAACTCGCAGTTGTTTGATGTCGAAGCTGTTGTTAGTCCTCGGGTCCAGGTCTGACTCGACCGGAACGATTGCGATGACGCCCTCGTCGAACAGAGACAACACGGCATCTTGGATGAAGGCTCGGCCGCTCTGGTCGATGTTGGGCTCCAGCATCAGGCAGTCGTTCAGGGCTGACCGCCGAACGCCAACAAACGTTCCATTTTGAGCTGTGTCGACATGTCGGATCGGCGTGGCGGACACGTCGATGGCGATCATGTTGAACAGCGACGAGATGATCGACTTGTCGGCCGTCCATCCGAGAGCAAGCCGGTCGGCCCGTACGGAGTAGGAAGGACCGAGGTTCGATCGATCGATGTCCCTGCCAGTGAAGGCGTTGTAGGCGTGCTGTAGTCTATCTCGCAGTCCTATGTCCTTCACCTCCTAGTCGAACATGTCCTTGTTGAGTTTGTAAGCGACCCAGGCGTCCATCAGGGCGGCGACCGAGTCGATCTTGTTCTCCCGTCGGGCCTTCAGGAGCTTGCGGTTCCCGTTGGTGTCCTCCAGGGTGATGGCGTTCCCCATCGTGAAGGTCATCATGGATTGGTCGAAGAGGAGCTTGCGATCCTCTGCCATGTCCTTGATCTCACCAAGGGGCACAGACTCGGTCCGGGCTCCCTGGATCACCTTCTCGATGCCGAACGGCCCGTTCTCGTTCTCCCAGCGGGTCACGAACTCTTTGGCGTTGTACGGGTCGAAGCCCAGGCAGCGCACGTCGTACTCGCAGTCTGCGATGAACGCCTCGAGGTCTTCGTAGACGTTCATCATGTCAAGAACCGTACCCTCGAGCACCATGAGCGAGCCCTCCTGCAGGAACTCCTCGTACTTCTGACGGGTGGCCCCCGGAAGCCGCAGCATGGTGCGCTCGGAAATGTAGCAGCGCGTCTTGACGCCAAACCTGCCCCGGCTAAGGGGAAACAAGAATGTGAAAGCGGTGAAGTCATCGCCTTGCGATAGGTCGACTCCGATGGAACAAGGCATACCCCAGAAGTCCTGACGGTTATGCCGCAGAGTCTCCTCGTAGGTGAAGAAGTACGTGTACCCCTCCATGGGGATGCCGAACCTCTTGGCCAGGATGTCGTTCCTAGCCGCAGGCACGTGTTCCGCTCGTTCGACGTCTCGCTGATACGTCTCGTAGGAGACGGTGGCCCCAAGATTTGGCTGGGCCTTGAGCCAGGTCGACGGATCCCCGACCTCCTTGAGGTCATCGAGTCTGTAGTAGAAGATGGAAGTATGGGGATCCGAGTACTCCCCTCGAAGAATGTTGAGGAGCTCCATCTTCATGTTGTCGCCGGCCGAGTTCCTGACGGTGCCCTCCGAGGACACTGCTAGAATAAGCCAGTCGTCGACCTTGGATGCGCCCTGCTCGATGGCGCCAACCACGTCTTCACGAATATCGCCAGAGAGCCACTCGTCCACCGTGTTCATCTTGGTGCGAAGGCCCTGGAGCTTATCGATCGACATGGGTCGAACCTCGAGTAGGCTGTTGGTCATGAAGTTCTCGATCCCCTTCTTGGTGGGGACGAGCTTCTGCCTGAGCGCGCGGCTTCCGGTCGTGTTCTGCAGAGAACCCTGAGTCATGAAATCGAACAGGGGACCTTTGGCCCTTGTGATGGCGGTGCGGAAGGGCTGCATGACCTCCTCAGCCTGCTTCATTGTCGGCGCAGTCGTCACCTGGTGGGTGGTCGACGTGTCGATCGTGAGGAAGTAGGCTTGGAGGAGGGTTTCGTACAGAGACTTCGCCCCGCCTCGAGCGACGATGATGTACTGCTTGTTGATGAGGCGTTGCTTCACCCGGCGCTTCTCGAAATGGCCGCCAGCTGTCGTCTTGTTAGGGACGTAAACTGATCGCTCGGTGAAGATCCACCATCCGAAGATCTGCTCAGCCCAGAGTTTGAAGCTCGGTAGGAGTCGAAGATCGGATCCGTCGGTTAGCGTCATCTCCGCTTCCGCGAAGCGGATGAACCCCTCCACAGCGTCGCTATCGTAATAAAAGCCGGGATTGCGAATCCGATCATCTATCCGATTCATCTCCATCTCGATCTCCTTGCAGATCGGAATCCGACCTGCGAGGACATCATCTCTGAATTCGGCGTAATATCGCGGGGTAGCGGTATTGGACAACATGGTCAGCGGCGGCGCTTCTTTGAGGTTCCGCTCTTCTTGCCGCCGTTGAGCTTCTTGTTGAGCGCACGGGCTCCAGCAGCTCCGGCCACGTTCATAGCCGCTTGAGCGCCTACTCCAGCGACGGCGACCTTAGCTAGTTTCTTAGCCGCGTCGCCCTTCCCGCGAACAACCTTGGTCCCGCTGGTAGCAAGCTTCCTATACCCGACACCCTTACCCGGCTGGACAACGTGAGTCGAAAGCGCCTTACCCGGAGCCTTCTTGCCGACCTTGGATTTGGCTGCTCCTGCTGCGGACTTAGTCGAACGCGCAGCCATACCAGCAGCAGACTTCACACCGCCGACGCCGCCCTCAGCCGCCTTGCGTGCCTTATTACCAGCCTTCCAAGCCTGATTCTTGGCCTTGTAGCCCGCTCCTCGGGCTGCGTTGCCCACCTTAAATGCGGCAGCATTGGCGCCGAGACGTGCGCCCTCAGCATACTTGCCCGCCTTGGTGGTCTTCAACTTCTCAGCCGCGCTCTTCGCGTTGGCCGACTGAGCCTTAGCGAACCGCTTGGCCTGGGCCTTCTTGACTCGAGCCTGCGCGCCGAGGTTACGGCCCTTACCCTGAGCAGCGCTCTTAGCGGAGGCGCCAGCCTTCTTAGCCAGAGCAGCGATCTTCTTGTCCTTGCCAGACTTGTGCAGGTAGTAGCCAGCACCAGCGGCTGCCGCAGTGCCGAGAACGCCAGCGATAGCGGCCTTCTGCTTGCGAGAGAGCCCCTTACGCTTCTTGGTTGAACCAGCGCCTCCGGAGGCCGCCCGCTGCTTGCGAACGCCCCACTTCATACCTTTGACGCCGTGGTGTGCGAGGACCTCGTCCTCGTCGATGAAGAACAGTGTGTCTGTCATGTCATAGTCCTACCGTTTGAACCGTTTGGCGCCCTTAATAGCGGCGGATCCGCCCCGGCTAGCAGCCTTCTTCAGGCCTTTCTGGATTGCGTTCTGCAAGGTGTTGGCTGCGGCCTCCTCGACCACCTTCCCCGCCTTGGCGCGGTAGCGCTCCATCCGAGTCTGGGTCAGCTGACGGTACTCCTTCTCTAACCGAAGGCGGTTGTTGACCCGTCTGAGCTGATCATCGGACATACCATCTATTTTGGCCTGCTTAGCCGAAGTCCACCTCTTCGCACCCTTGATGCGAGACTTGCGGATTCCCCAGCGCATGCCCCTGACACCGTAGTGAGCGAGAACATCGTCGTGCTGAACGACTCTCTTGATCTTCCGCGCACCCTTAACGGCTTTGGTGAGCAGCTGTTTCTCGGTGGGTGCGATCCCAGCGGCCTTAGCCCCCTGGTACCCTATGTAACCGAGAGCCAGGGCGCCTCCGGCCCGGCTGAGGTTACCCGTGGCGATGTTTCCAACGCCGCGAACCGTCTTGCCTGCGGAATTGCGGGCGTTCTTACGACCGCGCTGCCTTCGAGCCTGAGAAGCCCGCTTAGACATGTCGGTATTAGCGACGGCCTTGTCGAACTCGCTCTTGTAGAACGGATCTTTCGAGCGGGCCTTGACTGTTGCCTTGATCAACTTCCGCCGATTGCCAGCACCCTCGCCGTAGTACATCTTGGCCTGGGTGAATTCCTTGGCGTCACGACGAGCACGGCGGCGAACGCCCCACTTCATGCCTTTGACACCGTAATGCATCAGCTCCGAATGACCCATTCGCTTGTTATGCCCCTTCTTGTAGTACCTACGAGCGGCTTCAGCGAGAGTTGCATCGGTTGCGTAGGTCTTGCCCAGCTGGCCGGTGTCGAGTTCGTTGTAATACTTCTCTCGACGCTCGGTAGCGGTGAGCTGACGGTTGCGCTGGTTGCCGAGACGCCAGTCCCTGGCTGCCTTTGCTTGCGCCTTGCGCTTCTTGATGAAGGCCTCAATCGTAGCGATGTCGTGGTCACCATACTTAGCCTTGAGTTTGGCCTCGTACTTGGCGCGGCGCTCAGCATTCCGCTGCTCACGACTCTTCCGAGCGCCCTTGCGCATCCCCTTGACCCCGTAGTGCATGAGTTGGTCACTCATGGAGTCTCCTTCTGCAGGTTGATACGCCAGGCGTACTCCTGAAGCTGCTTCTCGATCGCCGTCACGACGAAAGAGTTTGCGGGCGGGTCGAATACTAGCCGCACTTGCAGATACAGGTACGTCTTGACGGCCTCAACGTTCTTCGTGACGCCGCTGAGATACTGATCCCAGGTCTCTGTCTTTCCGGTGATCTTGAACGAGGGGAGCCCGATCTCCTCTGCGAACATGAGCGCCGTGTTGGCGTGGAGAATGATCTCCTGATCGAAAGCCGTATAGTCCTCGGTGATGCCGAGAGCCTTCTTGATGTCATTCAATATCGAATCAGCCACGGTCACCTCCAGGGTATCGTGTCATTCGGCGTTCTCTCGACTAGAGGCTTGGGTAACAGGCTCGCGTCGCCGAAGTGAATCGCGTTATGTGTGTCGTGTCGCACGCAGACCAGGTATTCGGGGTCGAGGATGTCGGGATTGAACTCTCCCTCGAGGTCCTCGGGCCGAATCGGGTTCATGTGATGAACAAGAATCTTACCGTAGATGTCGTGACCCGGGACCCCGAGGTCGCATGCGTCGTCTCTGAGGATTACCTTCTGCCTTGCTTGACGCCATTCGGTCGAATGATAGAAGGATTGGTTCAGATACCGTTCGAAACCGAAGGTCTGATCCCCTGGATCCTGATTGAGACGTAGGTACTCGTACCGTTCCTCGAAGGATTCGATGCGAGAGAGTTCACTGAAGGTCCGAATCCGACTCAAGACCCACACCTCCTCCGGCGTAGGACTTGAATGCCTCGAGAACCTCCTTGTAGGCCTCCTCCCCTCGTGCTGAGGCCGCCAGAGCGTCGGCTTTAGCCTTGAGCATGTCGTTCTCGGCCTTGATTCGCTCCTGCTCCAACCGCTCACGGCTCGTGGCGAGCTTGAGGTAGTGCGTGATGATGGAAGGAGGAGCCGTGCCGTCCAGTAGCATCTCCTCGGCTCGCTGGACTGCGAGCGAAATGAGTTGATTCTCCTGCTGCTCCGGAGTGGCGGCCCGTCCTCTGGGTGACTTCTTGGCCCTTGCCACGGAGTTCTCTCCT